GTATTTAAATCAACATGACCGAATAAGAGGATACATGATTAGAAATACAAAATTTATGTCAAAAAGAAGAGGATTAGAATTTAATCTAACCTATCAAGATTTAGAAATTCCAGAATATTGCCCTTATTTGGGAATCAAACTCACATATATGCACGAAAGTGGCGGACAAGATCCATCACACGCTTCTATAGATAGAATTGATAATAATAAGGGGTATATTAAAGGTAATATTATTGTTGTATCTAGAATGGCAAATGCAATGAAAAATTGTGCTTCTTTAGATCAACTTGAAACTTTTTGTAATAATTCTTTAAAATTAATAAATTTTTATAAAAACCAAGGCGCTCTTGGAAGTATTACCGACATATTTGGAGAATTTACTTCCAAACTTAGTCTTACTTCTAGTCGTTGAACTTTCTATTTATTTCTAAATAGCTTAGCTGCTGATTGGCATTACAGCGTTCCAGCAATTCACCTTGTTTAACGTGGGCCATCAAATTAACCCACGACAAACTCCAACGCGAAGTGTATTAGGAAAACACAATGATTGTTCATATTCATATATTTCATAAGCATCTCGTTGAGGAGTACAATATGTGTATTTATGAGTTTTTTCTCCATAGAGATGAGGATCTACATCTTCACCTCCGGTAAAAAGAATCACATCAGCTTGATCCATGTCTTTCACAAGTGTAGAATTTTGAATAAATCTAGCATAACCACTAGATGAACCCACTACATATATTTTAATCTGTTTGTCCATAAGTTACTTTAAAATTGGGAATGTATAAGTTATTTACTCTATTAGCAATGTCTTCATCTTTCATACTTAATTCAGATTGAACATTTACTAATTTTTGTCGTATAAAGAGATTCATTTGTTCATCAACAAATGTACCATTATAATTGCCTTTTCCACCAAAAAAGGTATTTACATAACCTGTATAGTTTTTAACTTTTTCTTTTAATTTATCAATAGTTAAAAGAGGTATTTGTTGATAAGTACAAAAACAATGATTTGTATTGGTAGGATAGTCAATACTATTTTGAATAGTTTGATACCTATGAAGAATTAATGTATTAGGGAAATAATCCTTTTTAGCAACAGTAAATGCTTCTTTGAGAGCAAGACTAAAAGGGGCTTCAAAAGCAAATCTAATTAATGTTAGAAGTATCTTTAAAGCTCCTGTAGGAACATGAGTAGTTAATTGAATAACAAATTGATCTGATTCCTTAATTAATGTGTACTCATAATCAATCCATTGTTTAATCTCAGCTAACCAAGCAAGTAGTTCTTCTTCTGTTAAAGCACAATAACCATTCATATTTGGAACAGTAAATGCATCTATTAACACTTCAACACCTACTTTAGGGTCATATGAGTCATTATATGTCAACTTACTAAAACAAGCTGCTCTTGGAATGATTGTAAATTCTTTATCAGATAAAAATCTGTATTTGTAACTAACATAATTATAATATTGGTATATTACTATTTTGTCATCAAAATTCATCTACTATTGCTTTTAATTTGTCAATGTATTTAACGGTAGTGATTTCTGCCAAGGCAGGGGCACTATTTGTCTCAAGGATGATAAATCTCGCAGGATTGTGATTGCTTACTTTGATATCAATTGCACTAATGTCCAATCCAACTGAAGTCATAGCTTTTACGCATTCTGCAACTATTTCATCCCAATTTGCTGGTTTAGCAAAGAGTTCATTCTCTTCGAGAATCCATACTGAATTGGAGTCATGACGATGCCAACGTTCAGTAGCATCATCCCTAAGCATTTTACGACATGTGTAGAAGCAACCATCTTTTGTGACATGGAGACGGTATTCCTTTACATAGTTGTAGAATTTTTCAATGATGTAGTCATTAATATTGTAATTGTGTTCTAGTATAAATGCAGCAAGGGCAGGTTCATTTTCAATATAAAAAATACCATTACCTTTACTTGAATTTTTGTGTTTAATTATAGCTGGATAATGTTCCCAAGGATCACCTTCGTATCCATGAATATTACTCATTTGCGCCCATTCAGCACTAACCACTCCAACAGCATCAAACATTTGTTTCATTGTAATTTTGTTACCACTGTTATGACAAGCTTCAACTGTGTTGATTTCAATGATTTCCTTACCACGACGGACTCCTTCAGGAAAGATTTGATCTGTGGGGGTACTGCTACCTAAACGTAAGACTGTTCTTTTTCTAGTAACTACTTGACCTCTAAGAGAGGCAGCAGTATCATTTTTACTTCTTATTTGTATAAACATTTTTTCTAATTTATTAATTCTACTAAATTTGGTATGTAATCATATTTTAATAATTCTTTTTCTTGGGTTGTATCTCCGTTCGTTCCAATAAGATTAAATATATCCTCACATCTTTTTATATGTGCATTTAAATATCCTTTAGATGGCCTAATATAAGAAACAACTTTAAATTCAAATTCTTTATTAAACTCATTTTTAAAATTTTTTGGAATATTTAATATATATGCATTATATTCATTATATATTCTATTTGAAAATATAGCAAAAAATAATCCATTTTGACATTTAATTTTAGCTTTTAGTATCATAATTATTAATTTATTTCCAATTACCAGATTCCATAAGTTCACCACCGTGACGCATTGAATTCATTGTATAGATTGTTACATCCATTTCTTTTACTTGAACTGTACTTTTTTGATACAATGATGGAAATCCTTCGTATCTGTCAAGGGATTTAAGGGTTTGTTCATCATTGACTTCATACACTTCTAATGTGATAGGATGATTCTCTTCAGTTTTTACAAGTGCAGGAAATGATCCTAAATCATACATTTGAAATGGGATTTCTGTTCTGAATTCTCCAATAAATGTTCCAGTTGCTAACATTGAATTAGCTCTTTGACCCGTTTTAAGGGTTCCATAAACTCCAATATACATAATTAATCTTTTTTTACGAAATGATGATAATCTAATTCAGCTAAATCAAAAATTTGGGAAAGCAATATATCGTTTGAAGGATATGAAAGATAGGTTTTTAACCAATCTTTATCTTGAATAAAATAGTATCTAAAGGTTGCTTTATTTGTATAAATCACGGGTTTACGAATATTTGTGCAAAAATATATAAACATATGATATTCATGTTCACTTGTAGAACCATAAATTTCTTGGTCTAATGAGAAAAACAATTTAGCAAACTCTTGTAGAGTGATTTCTGGGAATTGAGCTTTTGTTAAGAAGTACAAATCGAGGAAACTTCTATTTCTACCAGAACTACATTGTATTGTTCCATCATTGTAATAAGTAGCCGGAGAGTATAATTTGAAATAATTCAATAGATATTCTCTAGGATCAGTAAATTCTTCACCCCCTACATAGGGTACCATTCTTGATAAATCATCCACAATTGCTTGAGGAATCACATATAATTTCTTTTCTTCAGCCATTTTATCTAGTTTGTTCCCAGGGTTGAGTGGGAAGGGTTTGTATTGCAATCAAATCTCTTAATTTTTTACCAGCAAGTGATATAATGTCTAAAAAAGACAAATTATCAATTCCATAAATATCAAACATTCTGCAACTCTTATCAAAGATGAGGCTACTATTTCTGTTTGTGTTTTCAAAGTTACCAAATACTACTTTTTCTACATCTGTGTTGTAGAATACACTAACTCTTGAATTACCATAATCCTCACATAAATTGATTAGGATTGTTGCAACCTGTTCTAAGGTCACATTTGAGAATCTAGCTCTCGTAAGGTAATATAAATCAAAGAAACTTCTAAACACTCCAGCATGACATTGTGGGGCACCACCAGAGAATCTTGTAGATGGTTGTTTATTAGCAAAGTAATATTTGAGGTATTTTTCAGGAGTATCATATTGTTCAGAAATAGTAAAAGGTTTTAAATCTCTTAATTCTTCAAATAAGTCAAGTTGTTCTTCCATTGTTAATTATCTAAATTTATAAAGGGAATGAGGAAATTAATCCTCATACCCATTTTTGTTTTGTTTAATTCAAATTATTCTTCACGAATGAAAAAATCTTCTGTCCCAATTCTTTTGAGGAGACTGAAGGATAGCTAGCAAAATCATTCAATGCTTGCGGATAGTCTTCACGGAGTTTCCTAACAATTGGATAGATTTCATTCATACGATTCAATTCACTGAAATGATTTGTAGATAGATTGTTGAATTCTGGGTATCTACTACCCAATACAGCGAACATGCTTGTTTTAGCCATGATTGTCAATAATTGATGTTATTACTTGATTAATTATTTGTCTTCCATACATTTTGCATAGGTCACTAGGGTCTTTAGCCTTAAGTCCTATAGGTAAATGTAATTGTGTAAGTCCATATTTCTCTGCCATTTTAGCACCAAGGGTTTCACCCCAGTTTTCTTTTTTGTCAAAGTCATTGTCATATAGAATGTACACATTAGTAAACCTGTTTTTAATGTCTTCTAACACGTGCAACTTGGGCAATGCAGTCTCGGCTTGGAAACTACAAGCAGGTATACCTGTGTTCTCCCAAATACATAGAGCGTCTTTTCTAGAAGAGGTGATTATAAGAGTTTCACCAGATTCAGGCAATTGTTGCCATAAATCCCATACAGATGAATCATGTTTATTGGTCCATTTGCGTGTTTGGCTAAAAGGTTGATAAATTTTTAAAGATTCTACGTCATCCTTAAATTCTACATACGCATATGCATACTTTTCAGCTACAAATGTGTATCTTTGATTGGTATCAAGATTGTGAATGATTGTGTGGGAGATAGGGTATACATTACCAAATTGTAACCAAGGTAGAGATATACCAAAATCTTCCCAAAACTTTAAATCATAATCACGCCATTCTCTGGTTTTACATTTGAGTTCAGTGTTACTGTTGTAACTTATTTTTCCCTTTGTTCTATGTGGGATTACAAATGAACCATTCTGAGTGTATCCTGGAGACATATCTTTATAAATCTTCTCTATTAATTCATCAAAAGGAAGCTGAAGGTACTTCATGAGTAAATCAAAAGTACCCCCAGATTCCTGAGTTGAAAAATCTTTAAAGTGCAGTTTTATCCCATTTGTGGTTGTGATACCAAAAGAGGGGTTGTTGTCTACTCTAAGAGGAGAATTTATAAGACATGGTATTTCATTGATACCTAAATAGAAATTAAGAATGTCTATTTCAGGAATAGCAAATACTTTGTCTACATTTGAGTTATTTCTCCCTTGTGCAAACATTTAGTGATTAATTACTAGAAACAAACCACTCGTCAAGACTAGCAGGAGTTGGTGCTGTTCCTGATGTATTAGCAAATGCAGTAGCTTCTACAGTGTATTCCTTTAGAGGTGCACTAGAGAAGACAGTTTTAGGATATGCACCTGCTGCTTGTGCTTTGGTGATATCAGCATCGAGGGTAGAGTTGTTACGAGCATTTCCACGAATGAATTTGCGGGTGTATATATCTTGATACTCTTTACCGTCATCAGTAGATTTAATACCAAAGTCTGCTTTGATTGTGTTATCCTTTTGCAAAGCAATTAGATCAACTAATTCTTTAACATTTCCAGTGAAATATTTTTGAATGTCTTCTAATTGAGCTTCTGCAGTAGCTAAATCTTCTACAAAATGTTCTTTACCATTTGCATCTTTCCATGCTCTTGTAGGAATACCTAAATAAGTCTTTACAAAATGAGTAAGATTTTCTTCACCATCCATTGCAGGGCGATATGGACCTATATACCAAGGGGTATTTTCAGGAATTTCTCCTTTTTTAGCCATAGATTCTTCAATCCAACCAAATTCACCATATTTATTGACTACTTGTACTTTACCAGTAGCACTATTACGAATGGCTTTCTTTACAAAGAAGCTTACTTTGCTAATTGCTTCAATCCCATTGTTCTTTTCAGGAACTGTTTTGAGAATGAAGTCTATTCTAATTTGATCCTTGTCATCTGGAGATTTACCTATATATTCGGGGTCTTTCTCAGGAGCAGAACCATAAATTTGTTCTATTTGTGCTTTTGTAGGATTAACCGCAACTACGTTACAAACTCCTACACCGATGTATTTCTTAAATCCACCAACTTCTACGGTAGTATCTTGGCCACCACCGAATGCCATCATCACGACTTTACTCATCTTTTCTTGTTTACTTGTTAAAAACTTATTCATAGTAAGCATTCATTGCTTCTACTACAATATTCAAATCATTTGGAATCTTTAAATCAAACATTCCTTCAGGAGATTTAGCTGGAATTTCAACCCCATCAATTAGAGTTTTATTGGTATAAAACTGAAAGATTGGTTGGTCATTCTTATCAAATGTTGGTTTGCAATATAAGCAAATTGGAACTACCTCTATAGGATTGTAATGATCCTCTACAAGCTTCCCAACCAGTTTAACCTTTTTGCTAACAATGATTTTGTCATTAACGACATCATCATCATGCATCATTAGTACAACTACTAAATCTTCTCTAGCATTTTCAGCAGCTTCAATAATTGCTTGAAAGTGTTGTCCAAGTTCAGTGAATTTAGCGTAACCAACTTCTTTGGCACGCTTCATAAACTCCTTCTCCATCACGAAGCGAATATCATCGATCACGACTTGCTTTATATGAGGCATACCATTTACAACTCCTAGAAAATTCACTATTTTGTCCCAATCAGAGATTGAAACGATGTTTTTCTTTTCAGTAGAGTACATAGCTCTTGAACCCTTAAAGGGTAAATCCTTCTTTAATACATTGATTATCAACGTTTCATCAGGATTTAGATTTTTTGTACTTCTACTTTTACCAGATCCTGTTGGACCTACTACAATTAAAATTTTACCCATTTATTATTTTTTATGGCGATATGCCATCATGAATATTTTACTATTCCTTGCTCTATCTGCTAATGCTTCAGCTTTGTTAAGCTCTACAGTGTCAGTAGGTAGAGGTAGTTCAAAGAAATAATTAACTCCTCCATCAAAGAATAGAGGGCATAGTGTACCTCCTCCTCCTTCTCTACCGGCTATTATTTCTAGGAATCTAATGTTATCTTTCCAGTGGGTAATATTATATCCCATATATTCAGGTATTTCATGCCTATATGGGGAAAATAATCCTAATATGATGTCTGCATCCCTTGCTATGACTTTGGCATCACCAAAACCATCGAGTGTGGGTCTCAACTTGTTGAGTTTTTTATTCTCATTAGATTCCTGTGCGGCGGCTTGTTGAACTACT